TGCTCCATATAGTAAAGCCGCCCTGCTTCCCACTTTAGCTCATAGCTTATTGAGCAGATTTGCGCAGTGCCCTTAGCGCCGCCGTTGCCTGCATCGGTTGTACCTTTGCGGAATAGCGCACCATTGTCAAAGGTCAGTCCTGCATTTGCTATAAAGTCAATGTCGTTGGTTGTGCTATTGCCAACATCGGTAACATCTTGCAATGATCCAACGCCGCCGCCTCCTGATGGAATATTTACCTCAACTACTCCCGGTGATGTGAGTGTTGCAGTTACTCCATCGCCAGTGAAGTTAAGTGTTGTTGTGTTGGTGCTTACGTTGCTGCCTTCATCTTGAGTTCTAAGAGGTGTTCCGCCTCCGCCACCGATTGCCACCAATGGATCTGCTTCTGTTCCGTTTCCAGTTATTGTAACGCCATCAACAGCAACCTCTGTTAAGCAAGGTGTGCAAGGTTGCAAGTCAGGAAGCGGAATATCGCCCGTTGCGCAAGTGTCATAACAGCCATCTTCGCTCGATGTGATAACCTGCACATCCATATCAACAGAAACGCAAGCCCATTCATAGTTGGCTGTTAAGGTCTTAATCTCGTTGATGTAGCCCGTTGGTACTACCTCATAGTTAATAACCCCTATGTTTTGCTTGAATAGCGGGTCAGTGCCTGATGCGAGCTTGTAGATTCTTGATGCTAACCAATCCTGCGCGTCTTCACCATCGCAAGGTAGGTGCGATTTGCGCACGATTGCATAAGCCGTCAGCGGGAAGGTCGTGATGTATAACTGCTTACATCCGCTCATCTTGTAGGCATCGGTCTTGTTAACTGTTACCTTGCTGCGCTTAGCCCAAAAAAGCGTTCCGTTCTTTGCATCAAAGTTGGTAACAACCTCAGCCTGCCCGTTGCCGATGTAATGCACCCAAGCCTTATCGTTGCCGTTTGCGTTAAGCTCGCATAAGCTGAACTGCTTATCGAAGATATTAGCTACCTCAATGCGCTGATTAAGTCTTTCAATTATGGTCTTTAGTAGATTCATGGTTTGCTTAGATTGTTTGCGATTTGTTCCGCTAATAATTCTGCGTGTAGTTCAAGCATTTTATTCTGCTCCTCGTCTGTTGGTTGGAAGATTGGTCCGTAACCTTTAAAGCCTTTTCCATTTCCATATTGTAATCCTTCTGCTTTTCCTGCTTCATCTGCTGCTATAAAAATAGCCGACCCGAAGCCCTGATTAAATACAGAATCTTTGTCTTTTCCAAACGACCTTCTTAAAAAGCCAGTTAGTTCTAATGGCGGTCTGCCATTCTTTTGCTTGATTAGCGCATACGCAGGAGTGTATGGCTTAGTTGGTAGCTTCTGTCCTGCGGTATTACTCCCGCCGCTTGTACCTATTCCAAATATTCTGATATCCATCAATCGCTTCATATCAAGCACTGCGAAAAATAACGGAGTAAAGCCGCCGCTCCATTCTGCAAAGAGCGCGTCAATTCGTTCGCTGATCTGTTTGGGTGTTGCCATTATGGAAGCGCTGTTACATACTTCATGTTCTTGCGGCAATCAAAGCAGTTGTTGTCATCAGGTAGGCGCATATTCTGCAACATCGCTGCAAGCTCCTCATTGTATCTTGTTGCTGCAATGTCTCTTGCTTCAATTATCGTTTCCCTTGTAACACTCACCGTTGTATTCACTCTAATGGTTGGTGCAATGGTTAGCGAGTAATCGTATATCTCCACCGCCGTTGCATAAGCAAGCGGCATCGCCATCAATCCACCAATGCTGCACAGCCACGCCTCGCGGTCGCAGTTAACATTATAAACCATTGACATACCTTGAGTGTATTTCTTGTTCTTAGAAGTCAGCACATCAGTGCCGTCTGTTGTCAGCTCAATTCCAATAGCATCGACAAATGGGCAAATGTGTGCAGCTCTCACTCCGCCGCCGCAATCGTAGCAACTGCCCTTCTTGGTTATCATTTTTGTTGTATCATAAAGCGACTCATAGACAAAAGCTAAATCTAACTTCCTGCGATTCGCCTTGTAGGTCCTGCCGATAAACTCCTCAACCGCCTCTGATTGATAGTTGAATGTACCAACGAGCTTAAGCGTTTGCATATCAAATACCAATATCGGCACTGGCGTTGCCATTGTATATATGTCAATCTTTAGGCTCGATAAATAGAAGTTGAGAAAGCTAAGTTGATTTGGGTCGATGGTTACTCTTATACCTGCATACTTGCCAGCACCGAGCGCTAAGTCAAGATTGCTCGCGTTGGTCAATACTTGTCCAATCCTCTTGCTATCAATTACAGTGTCAGCCTTCATCATTGGAGACAATCGCGAAAGCATATCACTTGACATCTTACGCCACGCAAACGCGAGCTTCGCATCAAATAGCTCAACACCGCTCATATATTGGTTAGTGATTAGCTGACCAAGTAAGGTCTGATTTATTCCTAAGTCATCTATATATAGCCCCGTTGTAGGCTCAGGTCTATCGCACCCCTTCAATCCAAGTAGTTTATCGTAGCACATTGATTGATATTTTTATTTGCAAATATAAAAAAAAAGGAGAGGCATACACCTCTCCAATTCTATTGCGTTAGTAGATTATCTCCGCTCTCGCTCAACAGTTCATCCAAGTCTTCACTTAGTAGAAACTGCGAGCCTAAGACGGGTTTACAATTGAAACGCAGTTTACATAGTTCACACCTGCAAACTTATCGCTTGCCTCGTAGATGTCAGTTGGCAATGCAGCTAAGATACCAGTTGTAGTTAATACAATAGATAAGTTACCGCAATCATCCTTCATTGTCAAATCAACTGGTAAGCCAGCAGGAGTGAACAATAAAGTTTTTGAATAGTTGCTTCCTGCAACTGGAGTGATGCCAGCGTTCCACTCAGCTAAGTTGAATGATAACCACTGCAACGCACCCGCTGTTGTGATTAACGCTTTTGTTTGCGATCCTTGCGCAGCAGCTAATCTTGAATCATAAGCAAAGCCAAAGCCGTTTTGCTGTGTGATTTCCAATAAGTTGATGCCGTACTGAGAGCAGCACCCAGCAGCCATCGCATTTGCGTAACGCTGCATTGCAGCACCACCGAATGCAACTGGAGCAGATGGATAGTTTGCCATTCTTGTAGCTTGCTGAATGTCAGCAATAGCAAATGGGTTAGGCTCATTGCCGTTGATTGTATCAATCACTAAGCAGTCAGAAGTTACGGTATAGAAACCTTCAACATCTGTTCCCCAGTTACCGATAGCAGCAACCGCTTGAACAGCAGCAGCAGAAGCTACTTTGCGGTCAAGTACATCCATCAAACGCATGATGCTCTCAAGCACATAGCGAGAGTTCTCTTGGCAATGGCGAGCGATGTCAGCAGCATTGATTAATTGAGAAGCAATGTAAGTGTCAGTTGTATCAACTGTGTAAGTTGTAGTTGTATCGCCGTAAGTGTTATCAGAAGTACAAGTTAAGATGTTGCCACCTTCTTCAACTTCTGTTTCAGGCAAGCGCTGAATCCAACGAGCTTGTACGGTTTTTAATTTGCCGCCGCCCGGTGCAACTTCGGTTCTGATTAATTTTACATTCTCAGGAGACAATAAAAACTCTAAGAAAGGTAGTTGCTCGCGTTGACCAACTTCGATAAATAATTCTCCTAACCACATCTGTACGTTAGGACATTCGGATAGTATTCTTGATATTGACATGATATAGTCGTTTGTAGTTTTCAAATTAGTACATCGTATTCTAAAGGCTGATGCGATAATGCCTACTGGTTGCAGCTAAAGTCCTGCCGACTACACATAGAGAATGGCAAAGGTATAAAAAAAAGTGCTGAACAAAACAAGCCCAGCACTTAAAAAACAACATCAACCACGATGCGCTATACGATTACCAATTGCAAATGGTTACTTACTTTGTATAAAATCTTGGATTGATAGATTTCAACTTGCTATTCTGCTGCTCAAGTATTGGAGTGAACGGCGTTTGCTTTGGAAACTTTGCACCAGCGTGCGGATTCTTTTGGATTATTCCTGCTTCTGTTGCCTCTTTCAATAGCACATCTGAAACGCTTAAGAATGAGCCTGCTTTCTCTTTAGACTTCAGGCGCTCGCCCGTCTTTTTATCTTTGACAATGAACGCTCCATCCTCCTCTAAGTCGATTGCATACTTCTCAGTAACGGCAGACTTAAAGCCGCGAATGGTGTACTCGTTAACTGTTGGGTCAAGTTTCAAATTCGCCAGCTCCTTCTCGAATGAATTGTTAATCTTGCTATTCTTCATCTCTGTTGCAACTTGCTGCTTATAATTCTCGAACTGCGACATCACATCTTGGCGAGCGCTATCAAGCTCGTTGCTCTTGCGCTCAAGTGATTTATACTTTTTCTCCCACTCTTGGATAAGCGCCTCTGACCCGTTGCCTGATGCTCGCTTTTCCCAATCTTCGCGCTGCTTTTCGTATTCTGACTTTGCCTTCTCCGATGCGTTGCGGATAACCTCCTCAACTTTTTGCCCTTTGAAATCTTCATCAGTTAGCACAATGCCGAACGGCTCAAATGCTTTGCGTGTTACATTCGCAATAGTGCCAGTGAGCTTGCCGATTTTACTGCTTACCTCCTCTTGTTTAATCCAATTTTCTTGGAACTTTTCTTTTGCCGCTTCGAGGTCTGTTGCCTCCTCTAAGTTCAGGAACTTGACCAGCTCCAGTGCTTCCTCTTGTTTCATAATTTATTTCTATTGGTGTGAGTTTCAATTCTCTTGCGCCTCTTTTTATTAGCTCTTTGGCAAGCACGTCTGTTGCTTGTTTAATGCTGCCATCGCTTAATATATAATAGGTCATACCGCAAAGATAAATATTATTTGAAAATAAAATACATAATTATTTTGATTGCCTATTGCATAATTAAAAAAAAGTATTATCTTTGCCCTATAATTATTCACTCAAAAAATCGAAAACATGACAACAGCAAACTTAATTTCTAAACTTACAAAAATGAATGTAGAATATACAGTAGTTGATGTAAACGGATACAACATGGATATTGAATTTTCAATTAATGGTCTTAAATTCTCAGCAGGTTTCAATACTTCTAAAAATATAATTGAAGATTTCAGCAGAGCTATTTGCTATGATAATGTTAACCAAGAAATGCAAAGAAGATTTTTTACAAACTTTAATAAACTAATAAGCTACGCAAACGCATGATCCACCGCCTCCGATTAATTGATTGCACCCGATGCGAGGGTGCAGGTTATATTCTTGAGCAGTCAGTGCGCTGCTTTGTGAACGACTGCGCAGTTGAAACAATGTGCGCCGATTGCACCGATGAGTGCAGGCGCGAACATACTATTGAATGCAAGCAGTGCGATGGCAGCGGCGAAGAATACGAAGAAGCACCGAGTGAATGGTAACGGTTTGCAGCTTTGCTTAGTGCGGGATTGATGAAGATAAACTTACTTAAAAAACGAAAATTATGAATACAGAAAAAACAAACTTAGAAAACGAGAACCCCGCATTGAGCAAAAATGCTGTTAGCGGTAGTGGTTTATCGAAAGTTAAAAAGGGAACTGGATGGTATATGTTTGTATCAACAATATTATCAGGCGGTGTAATGTTTTGCATTGGACAAATGTTTGGGACAGATGGTGCAATTATAGCAGGTATTTTATTGTTGATAGCAATGGTTTCTGCTGTTAGATACAACGTCTGACCATTTCCGCTAACGTTTTGCAGCTACCAGAAGGGCGGGATTTTAACCACAAAATAAACTTAGAAAGATGAATGATAATGTAACCACAAATGCTTCTAACGAAGCCGAAAGCCCCGCCTTTTTGGTAGGTGCTGTTATGC